GTGTCCGCTGGCGTGCAAAAAAACGCCCCCCTTTACTTAAATTACATTTACGACATGATGCAACTAAATTATCATCACTATCATTACCATTTAACCTTCTAGGTATTACATGATCAACTGTGTCAGCTTCTTGCCCACAGTATTGACAGATAAAAGCATCACGCCTGAGTATCCTTTGTTTGATCTTTGTCCATTGTCTGGTCGATCCAGTAGATCGTAGTGCACTGCTACTCATCAGTAATATCCTTTACGATTATGGAATGCTAATGCTTGACATGGCGTTTTATGCCTATGCTCAATATAGCGTAATCCGCGATCTATCTGACGAAATGGGTTTTGCTCTTTGAGATTAAGTATTTGTGGTATTCCAAATGCTGATGATCTTGCATTCTTAGCTGTTGGCGACCATCTGCTTTCCTTATGCCACAGCTGTTCAATACAGTAATACTGATCTAAATCATTTAATTCTATAAATGTATATTGCTTATAATGCTGTGTTTTGTATTGACTATAAGCAACGGAATAATCTTTTGAAAAGCAACTGCTAAATGCAATTAGCAATAGGATCGCCCAAACTCTGCGCCTTCCGGGTCTAGCCGTTGGCGACCCAGCTTTTCGATTTAAGATCGAACGCGTGTTCAGGGTACCACACCAATGCAAATCAATTAACATAACCGCAGGTCAGACGGCATGTTGGTAATAGGGAACAATGTCATCTAAGTCAATCCAAGTTTCGTCAAATCCACTTTCTGTCATTATTTGCTCCTAACTAAAGCACAGGTATGACATGGCAAATCCCTGAATTGCCAAGCACCGCATTGTTTGCAGCGGCTGATTTGGGTATCAACTGTAATTGCTTCAGCTATGTTTTTAATCCCAACACAGCCACAATCCATGCATTGATAAGCCTTAAATCCTTCTGGCGTATCTAACTGTTCAAGCCATAAGAACTCAGTCTTGCGACTGCAACCATTACACTTAAACTGTGCATGTTTCATGGTAATATCCTTACTGCCTGCAATGGCAAATCGCACATACTAAATACTGACCATCATGTAATAATCTGTCGTCATTACAGCTTACACATCGATCAGTTGTCGGCTCTAGGACTACGCCTTGCTCTGTAAATCTTGCGCTTAGTCCTGAGCCATCAATTATTATTAACTCGCCCATCATTCCTCCTCTCTAAAGAACCAACTGCCATTAGCAGCTGTAACTGCCCATTTAGCATTGCATTGCTCACCTTTTGGTGCGCTGCAAACATAGCCATAATATGGCTTGCCGGTTTTGGCAGTTCCTTCTTTTAATATCATCAAGCCATGTATGCATTCTTGTTGTTTAGGTTTGGTCGATAAGGCTTCGGCAACATCACCGACTGACCAAGTTGCTGGTTCGCTTGTTGGTTTAGCATCATCTGCAAATGACTTTCTGAGTGCCATTTCAATAACTTGCGAATTGCCACTTTTGCCATAAATGTTTTTAATTGGTGCATCATCGACCTTTCTCATGTCGTCTTTTGTAGCTGTTTTGTCTGAGCCTTTTAATAAGATTATTGCTCGCCCCAATGCGCTTGTCGCTGTATCCTCAACATAAAACTTTTTCATGTTTTGTATATAACTCTCTCTTGCGCCAAATGCCACATTGCTAACTGCCGGTGAAGTGTCCTTGCTATCTCGCCACAATGTCGCTTGTATCAAAATATAACCATTGACTGCATCATGGCTAATTACTGATATGTCAGATCGACCAGATGGAAAGTTAGATATAAACCACTTGTTAAGAGTAGCCACATCCTCATAATCGGCTAGGTTAAATGCCATCACTTACTCCAAACTCTTTGTCGTAGTCGTCATACAGCTCCTGGTAGATGACTGCGTAACCAATAATGTCTTTAACACTATCTTTGTGATTTGGAGTTTCTGATAATCGGCTGACTTTAACGAGCAGTTGCATAAGGCTGACCTGCATTGGCGATATGTAACTTCCATAATAAGCTGACCACAACTCGCTGATGCGTTCGTGATTGCTTTGACTGCTTCCGTAAACAGATCCTCTGGCAGACAAGATTGCTGCGCATTCATCTAACAGCTCAGTTCTGCTTGTCATAGTCAAATACAGATTGAGATTTTAACTTGCGGACTTTTTCATAATGTTCATTAGCTGCTCGCCAACCAGCTGATCTACCTGACCAGTAGCCACGATCAAATGCTTGATCCATTATCTTTGTTACTGCCCACCAGCCTATTATTAAGCCCAGCATGGCATAAAGCCACAGCCAGCCTATTGTTGTTTCTATCACGTCGCTCCCAACATTTATACATCCACAGCTCTTGTGGATACATAAAGTATGACCTAAATCAAGGACATTGCTAGGATTTAAGTGGCTTTTTTTATAACGATTTGATAACGATTATTTACTGATAAACCTTGCCTTCAAAAATAAAACTGCCATCTGGGTTAATTGGCACAGGAATAACCTGCACTTTACGATCCTGAACATAAGCCACAGCGAAGCCAGTTTGCCAGTTTGCGTAGCCTCTTGTATACGCCATGCCTGAACTGCTTAAATCAACTAAATTTCCAACCTCTACTCCCCACACAGTCCTGCCTAATTGACCTCTAGAAGCCTCTGTAAAGGCTGATTGACCCAATCTATGGGTATGCCCACAGACCACGCTCTTTCCTAGCCTCCTAGCCCCATTTAAGGCTGTTTGACCCGGCACTTGACTGAGTGGGAAAGCATCACCATGAACGGCAGTCCAGCCATGCGCCCAATCTAATCCGTAAGGATGAAATTTAATGTCTAATTTGTCATAACCTAAAAACTTATCGTATTGCATCTCTGGCAGATTTAAGAAGCTGGGCAGTCGTTTCTTTATTGATCGATAAAGTCTAATTCCATGATTACTACCTACGACATCTGTTACACCAAGATAAGTTAAAACCTCTTGGGTTAATACTCTGTCATCATGGATGTTGCCAACCATCCCATCTATCGTGCCGGCATTAAAACCGCCTAGCTGTGGCAGATCAATTTCATCACCAATACAAATTGTGCGGTGTGGTTTCCATTTTGTTAAAAATTTTCCTACTGACTTGACTGCCAATTCATTAAAGAATGGCACTTGTAAATCGCTGATAAAAGCGATCCGCTTAATCGTCATCCTGATCCGGATCAATGCGTGGAATTATTGCATCGGGTTCTGTATTGGAAATCCAGTCGGGTAGTGCGTTTGGCTCTTGCATAATCCAAAATGCCATTTCGTTACTAAAACCTGCACGCTTAGCAGCTGTAAATGCTTCATGCAATGTAATAAAATGAGTGTCCATTTTAGTCAGCTCACGGGTTTGGCGAACTACGCGACGATTGATCTTTTTGCGTTTGATAGGTTTTCGTGTGTTCGCCATAAATAAATTATCGCTTACTAATTAACATAAACAGATCATCAACACGCGCTTCTAATCTGTTTAACTGATCCTTCATGCTTGACCCACCATTTGGCTTGAGTTCCTGCAAGTAAGATTTAATAACCCAGCGTAGAACCAGCAATATACTGCTTGCAATAGCGCATGCGCCAACGGCTAAACCAACCCATTCGTTCGGTGTCATTTTGCATTAACACCATAATCCGCTTCACTCCCAGAATTTGGATCAATTGCTTTAGCAAGCGGTGCAATTAACGCACCAAGTAATACTGCAAACTCAGGTCGGATATCAGCAACAATTGCTAATGCCACAGTAATACCACTAGCTGCCACAGCTCTTAAATATGATTTAATTGCTGCTTTGTGTTTGTTAGATAGTTTCATTGTGCTCCTATGGTCGGGCAACAGCCATTACCAATGAGTAACTTCTGCGCTTTAGATATACGCCATCACCATTGGATTGACTGCCACTTTTATCTGCTGATGTATTGCCTTCGATAACCTGCAAATACTTTAAGGCTGTATTGTTAAATTTAATTATGCCAACATGATCAGGCTCTGCATCTTTGTCAAATTGAAAGAATGCAATATCACCGACTTTAGCCTGACCAACTGGGATCAACTTATTTTTAGCTGCGAACCATTTAAGCCCAGCATCACAGCTTGCAAATCCTTTACCAGATTGCGCTGATACTTTTGCGCCTAATCCTGCTTTGTCATAGCACCAAGATACAAACATAGCACACCAAGGCTGATTGTTTAAGCCATACCATTTGCCATACTTGCTGTCATTGTTGGCAAACTCGGTTGTGCCTATTTCAGCTTTAGCGATCTCAATTAAACTAGGCACATTTCCCCAAGATTGTGCTATAAACCTAAAGCCCGAAGGTCATCAGTAGTTAAACCTAAACGATCAAAAATTGCTTTACGCTTGGCATCAATTTCTGCTTGTTCTGCTTGCAATTCCAAAGAATGTTGTTCATCGATTTTTTGCTGATCTTTTTCAGCCTTGACAAGTTCGCGTTCTACTGTTTCGCCAGTTTCGCAATTAACGATAAGTTTAGTCATTACGCCACCCCATATAATCTGATTGTTGTATCGCCTGTGTTTGAAAATGTAGCCGCACCAGCAGTTCTAAAAATATCAATAGAAGTTACTGCTGTGGTTGAGTCAAAAATGCCAGTAAGCACATTTGATGACCTAAAATTACCACTGGTGTTATCATAAAAATTAAATTGCCCATAATAAGTTTTTGCTTTTGTAGTAGAAGCATAATTGTCTATTAGCAAATATCCACTTACATCTAATCTTAATTCACCTCCATTGGCATTTAATCCAAATGGTCGCCAATCGCTTCCTGTAAGTGATGTTCTTGGTTCAAATTGTGTTGAAAGTGAAGTGCCTACGGATGGGCTAAATTGGCACGCATAAACTGAACCGCTGTTATTGTTTAGTCTAATATCAAAACCGCTACCAGTTCCGCTATGTCGAATACCGCCCCACACTAATAATAATTGCTTATAAGCGCCAGAAATTGTGCCAAAAGTTAAACTTGACAATGCATTTGCAACTGTTTCTGAAATTAAAGTCAAACCACCGCTTGAAGGTGTAGCCCACTCAGGGGCGGTCGCGCCAGAATTTACTTGGAGCACCTGTCCGGCAGTTCCAAGTCCTAATCTAGTCTTAACATTTGCAGTTGATGAACGATAAGCAATATCGCCAAGAGTTGTTTCAGGATTTAAGTTTTTTGTTGTTGTATCAACAGATGAACCAAGCGTGCGAATAGCAGCTGCGCCATCCTTGACCAGAGCGGTGTCGTCTGGTGTTGTCCATCCATAATTAGTAGTGGTTGCCATTTTGTCCTATTCTCAGGATACGATTGTAGCGTATTCCCATGTCAATGTTGGATCTATTGTTTGCCATGTTTCAGTTATCGGGGTTGTATTCCAACGCATCGCCACTTGGCTATATGCCACAGGCGACAAGTTAATTGTCAAGAATAATTCGTTAAACCTAGTGCTCCATGACCAGCCTTCTACATAACCTTCAAACTCACCGCCTGATATTTGAGCAGGTAGATTTTGCAGGTTAAGCGGTTGCCCCATGAATACGCCTAGCAGATTATCTCTATCACTATTGTCTATCTCTGGATTTGTAATTGGGAAGGTAATGCTTTGGAATGCTGGTTGGGGAAAGGCTCTTTGAGCAATATATCGATCTGCCACAGCTTGAGCATCGGTAGCATCATGCAGAACTGAATTTATGCTTTCGGCTTTGTAGCCATAGGTTGCAATTGATGTTGCAGATGTAGCTGTTTCTTGTGAGCCAAAATTATTGCCATAATTGATATATACATCATTGCGAATATCACCTGACCTAGTAATTGTGCTCAGTCCTTGACCTAGAGCATGGTTAGCATCAAGATCAACATACCCATTTGTTAAAAGGTAATTTTGGCGGTGGTCTGCATCGGCATAACCAATGTCGCCATTGTTTTCCTCATACAAATACCCAAATGCTGAGTTGGCTATTAGGCTAGCAATGTTGTAAATAGTGTCAGGCTCAGCTGCTCGGTTCTCCATTGTGTAAAGACCCGGAGTGTCTATATCGCCAAGTCCTAAATTGCTGGCATTAAGCCATTGCTCTGTTGCATCATAGGTTGCCCATGTAGAAGCTGCCGGCACTTCTGCCCATGTGCCAAGTAATACGCTAGACAATAAAGCATATATTTGATCGCCATCCTCATCTTGTGAGATTGTTCCGTTGTATATCTCTTTTGTTAATTTGACTAAAGATCCCATTGCAAGGACTGAGTATTCGACAACAGTTGCATTTGATCCAGTCGAACCAACGCTGACTGTAATATCTGTAATGTCGCCACCAAATATATTGACATAAGCAGCGGAAGTATCTTTGACTTGTAAGACCAAACTGTCGTTAATATCAAATGGCAATGTTTGACCAGTTAGTGCGACAAATGTTATTTGCAAATAAGATGGGTTTGGTTGCTGGTAAATATCATCACGACCAGCTTGATG